AGAATGTTTGGGGGACACCATTTGGAGAAGAAGGTAGAAATGTTTTGTATCAAGATTCAACTGATACAGGAACAAAATATGAAACTGGATTTCCACAAACTATATTGAGTGGTAATCTTTCATATAAATGGAAAGATTTAACTGCAGTAGTTTCTTCGAGATATTATGATGACATTTATATTATGGAAAATAATTCTGAAGTTTCGGTTGATGGACACAATGATGAGAATGGTGAGTGGGTATCTACAGAAGATTCTGCAACATTACCATCAAGTTTCCTTACTGATTTATCAATTAAATATGGTGTATCTAAAAATCTCGATGTACAGTTACAAGTTCATAATTTATTGAATACAGAATATTGGTCAAGTGCGAGTAGTTGGGGATTTCAAACTGGAACACCACGAAGTTCTACATTGTTATTATCTTATAGGTTTTAATTATGAGATATTGGAACAGTGATCTTATATTGACAGTTATTTTAATGGCAACAGCATATACTTTGGCCTGGGTTACACAAACAGGCCAACTTGCATGGAAATGGGCAAAACCACCTATACCCGCATTGTTAGCAGCAATTCCTACTGGATTATTATTTGCATATGCTGTGAAATATAGTTTTGCATTTTCAAGTCAAGCTTGGTTCTTCAAAATTATGTCACATTTTATGGGAACATTAATATTTGCATTATTTACTTGGATGTTTATTGGTGAGGCAATTACTTGGAAGATTGGACTATCAATACTTTTATGTTTTATAGCAGTTTTAATACAATTATAGAAATGTTTTTATTTGTGATATTTATTAATGGTAAATTATATTATAGGAGAATTTAAATGGATTTCCAAATAAGGAATTGTTGGAGATACACTTCAAGTGGATCACTTGACGGTGTTGTAAGAAATATTAATTATTCATTTACAGATAGTGGTTCATCTGCGGTAGGTGGTTTATTAAATTATGAAAGAATAAATTATTCGTGTGAACTTGGTTCGGTTGATGAATCAAGTTTTGTTGAGTGGGATAATGTAACTACTTCATCTCTGGAGAGTTGGGTAAAAAATTCACATGGGAATAGTTGGGGTACGTTCACTTCAAGTATAGCTTCTACACTTACAAGTGCTTTAAATGCACGAAGTTCATCTAAACCACTTTATAAACTAACTTGGCAATCGGGTTCTACCACATTGGACACGTCCGCGGTTGAAAGTGGAAGTGAGTTTTGGGGAAGTAATTAAAACAGATTTTGAGGAAGTAATTTAATAATTATAGTTATGAAAAATAAAGGTCTATTCGACCACATCACACACATCACACAAAAACAGACCAAAGGTTATTGGAATTCTCTAAACGAAACAGAGAAGAAGCAGTGGTCTAACTATATGATACATAGATTTCTATCTATGAAGATGGACTATGTTGATGTGGTAAATGAAATTCAGAGATACAATCTTAAACCAAAAGATTTGTATAAGTTATACACCAATGTTCTTCCAAAGAAGAAAGAATGGTTAAAGTATGTTAAAGGAAAAAAGACAATGAAATATGAAAAATGGTTATTGGAAATAGTATCAAAATACTATGAATCAAGTCTTAAAGAAGCTCAAGAATATTTGGATGTATTCTACTCAACTGAGCAAAACAAGGCAAATCTAAAATCTATACTCCAGAAATATGGAGTAGAACCAAAGGAAATCAAGAAACTAAATCTACCCTAATGGCAAGAGTAAACTATGAAACTCTCGGTAAAATCATTGATGTAGATGAGAAAGACTTAGAGTTCGAAAGGGTTACAAATTCAATAGATGTAGTAGATAGAGAATATGGTGTAGAAGTCATATTTGATTATTACAGGCGTCATGGATTCCCACATTATACAATTCGTGAAGATGAAAAACACGAACACATGAGGAAACTCAAAAAGTTTGATGTCAATACAATATTCATAGACAATCAGATAGTCCAAACTATGCATTGTTTAAGATTAGCTTGGTCATACTTTCCACACTTTTGGTCAGTTCAATGTGGACATTCAAGAACATCACCAATGGAAGCGTTTAATGATGATAAAATATTCAAATCAGTCATTACAAAGTGTTGGAATTGGGAACAGAAACATTACAAGGGTGAAGATCCAAACGGAGAAAGAAACAAGTTCCACGAAAATAGACTACGACAATCTTTGAAGTTATATTCAGGAGTTCAATCGGTATCTAACTTCCGCCCTACAGCAGCAAAACTAATCTATGAGAAGTTTGGTGGTGATGGGGTGATATGGGATATGAGTTGTGGTTGGGGTGGACGATTACTTGGATTCCTTTCATCATCTAATACCAAACATTACATAGGAACTGAACCATCTACAAAGACTTACAAAGGTTTATTGCAAATGAGCAAAGAATTTAGTTATATTAACAAGAAAGTTGATATATATAAACAAGGGAGTGAAGAATATCTTCCAAACAAATCTTCTCTCGATTTATGTTTCACTTCACCCCCGTATTTCGACACGGAAAAGTATTCCGATGAGTCCACACAAAGTTATAAAAAGTTTCCTACTCAAGATGAGTGGGTGAATGGGTTTTTAAGAAATACTATAGAGAATTGTTATTACGGATTAAAAGAAGGTGGTTATATGTTATACAATATCGCAAACACACCAAAATATAAATTTATAGAAGAACAAACAGTAAAGATTTCAAAAGAGTTGGGTTTTACCCAAGAAGATACATTACAATTAACATTATCAAGTGTGATGGGTGCAGGTTATAAATATGAACCAGTATTCGTCTTTAGAAAATAGGAGAAAGTATGTCAGAACAACGTGACCTTGAACGGTTATTGAAAGTACATTATGCGGATATGAACGGGTTGGATACAGAAACACAAATACTATTCAAACAATTAGAATGGGGTATTAATTTAGGTACGAGTACTATGTATTTAACTTACGAGATAGATACAGACCAATTATATTCGGTTATGACGAGGTTTGATAATTTTATTCAGTATACTAAGGCAAAGAAAGATGTAAATTTAGTTATTTCATCCTATGGTGGTGATGTTTACGCAATGTTAGGGACGATTGATTATTTCAATTCGTTACCAGTTAAAGTAAATACTCATTGTGTTGGAGCCTGTATGTCAGCTGCCGCAGTAATATTATCATGTGGAACTGGTAAAAGAACAATGACAGAAAATTCAACGGTTATGGTTCATGAAGGTTCAGCATTTGAAGTTGGTAAAACTTCGGATGTATTAAAAGGAGCAGATCACTTGAAAAAATTGCAAACAAATATAAATCGTATTTTAGGTGAGGTTACAAATAAAGACCAAGAGTTTTGGGAAGAAGTTTCAAAACAAGATACATATCTAACTTCAGAACAATGTTTAGAATACGGAATAGTTGATGAAATTACTTGACTTTTACATTAATTGTTCGTAAGATCAAGTATGAGATAAGGAGATTATTATGCCAGAGGCAATAAAAGAATCAAAGAAAAAGGTAACATATGAAACTATGAACGAGGATAAAACTATTGTTCAACAAATGGAAGAAGAATGGCCTCAGATGACAGCAGAGTTTCGTAGATTACAACGAGAACAGTATGAATTGTTCTTACACAAGCAACACGATTACGGTCCAGGTAACATAAGTGTTGGTTCACAATTAATAACACCAGAAGAAGTAAAGTTATCATTAACAGGCTTATGGTTCAGAATGAACGATAAGATACAAAGATTAAAAACTTTGTTGATGGGAGATAAAGAAGCTGCAGTAAATGGTGAACCAATGGAAGATGCATTTCTTGATGTATCCAACTATGGAATAATGGCAACAATTGTAAAAAATGGAAAATGGGGTAAATAATGAAAACAGCAAAATATTTTACAGCCACTTGGTGTGGTCCTTGTAAAGCATTCAAACCAGTAATGAACGAAGTAGCAGGAGAAGGTCATTCAATTCAGTTTGTTGATGTAGACCAGAATCAAGAATTAGCATCCAAATATGGAGTTCGTTCAGTTCCAACTACGGTAATTGAAGAAAACGGAGTTGAAGTAGATAGATTTGTAGGTGCAATACCTAAACAATCTGTGATACAAAAACTAAATGGCTAAGAAAAAATCAATATCATATAGTCAGTTTTCACAATGGGATAAATGTCCTTGGATGTGGAAACTCAATTATGTAGATAGACTATCAGAGTTTACTGATAATATACATACTTTATTTGGTACAAGTATGCATGAAGTTCTTCAAGAGTATCTAAGAGTAATGTATTCAAAAAGTATTAAGGAGGCCGACCAACTTTATTTAGATGAGATGTTGGAAGATAGATTGAAGATAAACTTTTTGGAAATATTAAAGGAGAATGGCGGAGTAGAATTTTGTACAAAAGATCAAATGGTAGAATTTTATTCAGATGGAGTAAAGATAATAGATTTCTTTAAGAAGAAACGAAATCAGTATTTCAGTAAAAGAGGATATGAATTGATTGGAATTGAAACGGAACTCGATTATGATTTAGATAAAAATATCAAATTCCGTGGGTTTATTGACTTAATTATTAAAGATACCGTCAGAAACCGTATTAAAATCATTGATATTAAAACTGCAACACACGGGTGGAATAAGTATCAGAAGGCCGATAAGAATAAAACAGACCAGTTATTATTATATAAACAATTTTACTCTAAACAATTTGATGTACCATTAGATAGAATTGAAGTTGAGTATTTTATAGTAAAGAGAAAGTTATGGGAAAATACAGATTTTCCACAAAAACGGGTACAAACATTTACACCTGCAAATGGTAAACCATCTATAAATAAAGTAAATTTAAGACTTAAAAATTTTATAGATGATTGTTTCACAGATGACGGAGAATATCGAGATGACCATACTTATAATAAACTACCTTCTAAAAAGAATTGTAGGTGGTGCGATTTTAGAGATAAACCAGAGTTATGTGATAAGAATGGAGTAAGAGTATGAATGGGGCAATTTACGCATTAAGAATAAAACTTTCAGATTTTATAAATGATCCATTGGAACATTTGGTAATAGATACAATAAATGAGGTTAATAAAGTAAGAACTTTTAAACTTCAGTTGTGGTACGATGAAGGAGAGATATCATCGAGTGATTTAAAATCATTTATGGAAAAGTATGAAAGTCTACTTCACTACAAAACTACAATAAAACCAAGTAGAAAGGCAGACCATTCTCAATATACTTGGTATAATATCATACATATTGATGATAAGGTAGGTAATTATCCTTGTAGATTTCAATACGAACACGATAGTGGATGGAAACTTGGTGGAGTGTTAAATGGATTAAGAGAATTTAAAGAAACTTTAAAGTTTGTTACATCACCAAAGCCACCAAAACAGGAAAAATCTATAAAGAGAAAACAAAAAAGAAATGATTATGATTATGAGGAATCAGAATGAAAAAAGTTGGTATAGTAGGGGCACGAAAATATACTAATAAAAGAAAAGTTAAAGAGTTTGTGTATAAACTCAAAGAACAGTTCGGAGAAAATGTTGAGGTAGTAAGTGGAGGACAACCAAAAGGAGCAGATGGATATGCAAAGAAATTTGCATTAGAGTTTGATATGAATTATGTAGAATTCCCACCCCGACATTATCAGTATAACCAACATTGTATATTAGATAGAGATAATTACGGAAAATCCTATCATGTGGTTAATTTTTTCGACCGCAATAAACAAATTGCAGAATATAGTGATTATATAGTAGCGTTTATACCAAAGGGATATAAATCAAATGGAACATTAGACACCATTGGTCATGCACAAAAAATGAAAAAAAAAGTTGTGATTTTGGATTGATTTGATATGTATATACATATATACGGAGATTATTAGTATGAAGAATGAAACAAAGATTACATCTGTTAGGATTATAACTGATTTGTATAAAAAATTCAGAGGTGTGGCTTTAAGTGAAGAATTCACATTACAAAAGTTAGTAAATAGGTCAATGGACAAGTATTTAAAGGAAAAGGAATACAAAAAATCCATTGTAGAGTATGATGATCTGCAAGTTAGTGGTAGTAATTTTTAAATGGTTATAACAAAGAGGGTTATATGTCTAAAAAGAAAATAATGTTATTCTCTGATGATTTAAGAATGTCATCGGGAGTTGGTACAGTATCTAAAAATTTTGTATTGGGAACAATGGATAAATACGATTGGGTTCAGATTGGTGGTGCCATAAAACATCCAGAAGAAGGTAAAGTAGTGGATATGAATGATTCAGTCCGTGAAGAAACGGGGATCGAAGATGCATCATTAAAAATATATCCAATAAGTGGATACGGAAATCAAGAGTTACTCAGACAATTGATGAATATAGAAAAACCAGACGCAATTCTTCATTATACAGATCCAAGGTTTTGGGTTTGGTTATATCAAATGGAACATGAAATTAGACAGAGTATTCCTATTTTTTATTATAACATTTGGGATGATAGACCAACACCAAGATATAATGAGTTCTTTTACGAGTCCTGTGATTTGATTATGAATATATCTAAACAGACAGTTGCAATGGTAAAAGATGCGGCACGAAAGAAACCAAGAACAGATTGGGACTGTACTTATATTCCACATGGTATTCCAGAAGATAAATTTTATCCGATTGGTGAACTGAATGTAAAAGAATGGAATAAATTGCAAGGATATCGTAATTCAGTATTACATAATAAGGAAAAGGATTTTGTAATATTTTGGAATAATAGGAATATTCGTAGAAAAGTTCCAAGTGATGTTATAATGGCATATAAAACATTTTGTGATATGTTACCAAAAGAACAATCTGATAAATGTGTATTGATAATGCACACACAACCAGTTGATGACAACGGTACAGATTTACCTACAGTAGTTGATGAACTTTGTTCAGATTATGATGTTATTTTTTCACATCAGAAGTTGAATGATGAAGAACTTAATTTTCTTTACAACATAGCAGATGTTCAAGTTAATATGGCTTCTAATGAAGGATTTGGATTGGGGACAGCAGAAGCAATAATGTCAGGAACACCAATGGTTGTAAATGTTACAGGTGGATTACAAGACCAATGTGGATTTGCATTAAATGGTAAAGAATTGACACCAGAAGATTATGATGAGATACATTCACTACACGATGATAGAAAGTGGAAAGATAATCCAGATCTAACTTATGGTGAATGGGCAAAACCAGTTTGGCCATCCAACCGTTCAGTACAGGGTTCAATACCAACACCATATATTTTTGACGATAGATGTAGATGGGATGATGTGGCAGGTAGATTTAAAGAATGGTATGATACACCAAAAGAAGAACGGAAAGAAGTTGGATTAAAAGGTAGAGAATGGATGTTAAAAGAAGAAATTGGAATGTCTGCTAAACTTATGAGTGAGAGGTTTATTCACGATATGGATATGGCATTTGATAAGTGGACACCACGAAAAAGATTTACGTTATACAAAGCATAAGGAGAATAAAATGCCAAGAGCAAAGAAGAAAACGACAACGACTAAGAAACGAGCACCGAGAAAGACACAAAGACGGAAAACAGCTGATAGAAGAAAGAATATTGCAGGTAATTTCAGAGGTTCAGAAGATATATTTTGGACAAAAGTTGTTAGAGGTTTTAAGAAATTCTTAGAATCACCATTTAAGTAAGAGGTAAAAATGAAACCATTAGTTTTAGTTACAGCCCCAGTAGGCACCAGAAGTGGTTATGGTTCTCACAGTAGAGATATTGT